TGAACGTCGTCATGAAGCGTTTGTTGTTGCTGTTGAAGGTACCTCTTTTTCTCGTGAACTAAAGAATGCTTATATAAAATTGTCTGAATGGGTTCGAGAAAATGTCATTAATTCTATTATGATTATGACCAATGGTGATGTCGTTCTTAGAAAACGAGGGAATAATAGTGGTGCTGGAGATACAACTCCCCATAACATTGAAGCTGCAAAAGAGGTTTTTGCTGATGCACTAGTCTCTGCTTATTATGATAAGTTTGAGAAGTATCCTACTCCCCAATTGATGTGGGAGCAAGTTGTGGCTTTATTTGGTGATGATAATGTCTTCGCCATATCAAAAGACTTCGACCTAATGTTAGATGAAAAATATGTCACAGATAGACTTTACGATTTTCATGGTCTGAAGCTTAAAGAGTTTAAGATTGGATTAAACATGCCTATATCAGAACTAAGTTTCTTAGGATTTCACTTCTTTTACTCTGAACAAAATCGGTGTTGGTTGCCCAAATGGTCCCTTGACAGGCTCCTCTCACCTTTGTTCTATACTTATAAAAGAACTCAACCTTATCAGTTTCTTTCGTTGTGTTTTTCAATGTATTTGATGTTGTTTCCTCACCGAGAGGTATGGAACGAGTATCGGTTAACTTATATTAAGATACTACAACATTTCTCGACTTCTGGCTTGTTCGGAGCCGGTCACCCTACCATAAAAGCGATAGTTTGTTTAGGAGCTTTAAACCCTCAAACGATTCTAGCTATGTATATGGGCTATGAGTGTGGATTTCAATTGGCATTGGAGGTGGATGGGCCAATTGTTAGAGTCGTGATGCCAACACAACTCGAAAACGATTATGTAACTGAAAACGGTTTAAATGAAGAAGAATGTGATATGGATCTTTTAGATATGCATATCCCCGCAAATTTTTTGTTTCATACACTTATGAAAGCTGTTCCCGATATGAAGTTTATTTTAGATTTCAAAGCCTGGGATTGTAACGAGGTGGAAGCGTATTTTTCTCGATACCAGAGAACGCTCCCTAGTTTAATACCTTCAGACTCTGAAACTTCTGTAGACGCCCGAATGGCTTCTGATTTTAAAGAAGGAGGATATAGTCCTTATGGAAACCAACATATGAAGAAGAACCAAACTCCTCTCTCTTTCTTCCCTCCCTATTATGTCACTAATACTGATGGCACTATAACTTGTACCATGCGCACTGCTGGTTATGAGAATGTTGCCCTTACAGAAACTGGTGACTCTCAACTCTCAACCTTTACAAGCGTGTTAGCTCAAGCTACCAGTTTGATCGATGCAACCTTTGTTCCTCCCAGCGAACTTGAAATTCGGTATAATTACATACGTGATATTACCAAACTAAAGGAAGAGGGTGAGGTTCAAAGAATTGATATACAACTTCGTGATATGTATAGACCCAGCTTTATGCGTGATTACATACAGGAGCAAACTCCAACCAATGATGATTGTCCGACTGAGAATAAGGTGGTTCGACCTGGTTCTTTCAGTCCTTATGGAAATACTCAAAGGTCTCAAACTGAGCAGATAATTGACTTTGTTATTCAACTTCAAGGTGTTTTTAATCCTTATGGTAACTGTCAATTTGCTATGCTTAATCCTCGTGGAAGAGGACGACGTCCTGGTGGCCAACCCCGTCGTATGAATCAGAAGGTTTTGCAAGATGTAAAACGAGCTGAGAAGAAAGTTGAAAAGAATGTTAAGATGGAGATGGAGTATCCTAAACGGACCCAGCTCCCTAACAAAAAAAATGAGAAAAAGAATCCCTGGGCAGAAAGACCCAACTTAAACTCACAATTACCCATGAGTATACCTCGTGGACCGACTCAAACTCGACTTAGCCCTTGTGCTGAGCTGTATGCTAGATGGCTCATCAATCCTTTTATAGCGATTGATGGTTATCATCCTAAAGCGAAAGTTTCTCGGGAATGTTTAAGTATGGAGCTACC